ACATAAAGTCCTAACTTGCTATGATTATTAAAACAACTACTACTGCTACAGCAATAGAAATCTTTTTATGAGCTAATGCTAATGCCCATAATTTTTTTGCTTGTTCCATATTTCCTCCTAATTGTACGCAGGTTTTATTTCGCCCCAATTATCTCCACACTCATAATCTACTTTATTGGGAACTTCAAGTGAAACTGCTTCCTCCATAATAGTTATTATTTGATCTGCTTGCTGTTTATTTTTAATAGATATATCTAGTTCATCATGCACTTGTATGTGTGGTATAATTCCTTCTTTATGCAAATCAATCATAGCTTTTTTTGTCATATCAGCAGCGCTTCCTTGAATTAGTTTATTTAAAGCTTTGTAAGTGTAGGCGCGCTTGATCCCTGGTCCGTGTTCCGCGAGTGCTGCTTCATGAGGTAATGCTTTATGAATTCCAAATTGACTTGGTTCCCATAAAGGAAAACGACATAGACGGCCTTTCAGAGTGCGTATTTGGCCACGATCCTGTGCTCTGTTCATGGCAGATTTTATCAGTTGTCGAACGAAAGGAACTTCTGTATGATATTTACCCAAAAGTTCTTCGGCTTTTTCCTTACTCACTCCTAGAGAGGCTTGTAATTTAGCTTTACCCATTCCATAGAATAATCCTAAATTAATTGTTTTTGCTTGATACCTCGGAATCTCAGCCATATCTGCAATTATTTTATGAAAATCTACATTGTTTTTCTGATACGCATCTGCAATTTTATCAACTCCATAAAGTTTTTGTAAAACTGCATAATGTACTACTAGCCTTGGTTCCTGTTGGGAATAATCAAAACATCCCCATGAATGATTTTTTTCTGGTATAAAAATTCTACGAATGATTGGTCCGAGGTCCTTGTTCCGTGCAGGTATCTGCTGGAGGTTTGGATTAGAATAAGAAAATCTTCCAGTAACTGTACCACCAGTATCAGATCTAAGTTGATTTATATCTGCATGAATTCTACCTTTGAAAACATGTTTAATAATTGTATCAATGAATGTGGTATGGGCTTTATTAATTTCACGCGCCTCGGCTATTTTCTTAACAATAGGATGAGTATGGTTTGCTAAGAAATTTTTAGTAAAGCTTGGTGCCTTAGTCTTGATTGTTCGCTCATAGGGTTCTTTTAATTTATCAAATACCGTAGCGATGGATGCTGCCGCCCAGATTTGTACATCTATTCCTGTTTCTTTTTTAATTTCTTGAAGGAGACTTTTTTCTTCATTCCCCATCATTTTCTTAAGTTTTTCAGCTTCTTCTATATCAACTCTTACCCCTTTGAATCTCATATCGATGAGACAGGGTGTTAAATCAGTTTCTAAATCAAAAATATCCCAAAGATCTTGAATTTGAATCTCGTGTTTGCACACTTGCCATAATTTTAATGTTAGTTCGGCATCTTTTTCTGCGTATTCTCCAACATACATGGCCGGCAGCTTGTACATTTCTTGTTTAGGATCTACACCCCATGATTTGGCTGCTTCTTGAAGAGAGTACTCGTTTTTAGATTCATGAATATAATCTCTGCAAACAGAATTTAAATCGTAACGACCTCGATTTTCGTCAATCAAAGAAGTAGCAATCATTGTATCAATGATGCGCCCATTAATTTTAAATCCCATCGCACGTAGCCAACAAACATCATACATTGCATTATGAAAAATTTTATCAGCTTCAGTAAGTAAAAGTTTTTTTGCCCATTTTAAAACAACATCCTTGTCCATATTACCACCACCTTCATGAGCAATGGGATAATATCCTTTCCAGCCATCTACTGCGACAGCAATTCCTGTGACATGTCCTCTCCCCACAACGGAACCTGATCCATGTGTTTTTAACAATGGGTCTTTGGTTTCCAAGTCAATGGCAATTTCTTTACAATCTCTTAAATCTGGAAACTTAGTTGGCGGAAGCCACTCGGTTTGGGGTTTGAATAAAGGTTCTTTCATATATTATAAACTACTTTCATTACACGATACATGACTATGCATACCATTGTGATAAAAAGAAGATCGGATATTAAAGCTTCTGATTGAGGATCTTTCATTTATGAGTAGTCTCTTTCAATAATCATATCTATAAAATGTTTTGCCTTAAGTAAATCTTGCTTTCCTCCTTTATTTTGATGTCTTAAAATATATTTTATAATACATCCTTCCGGATAAAGCAACTTGTTCTCAACTACAAACTTACTTGGCTGAATTTTATATTTGATATAATGTTTCCCGCCGATTTGTTTTTTCCACACGCTATCTTTATTCATATTTGCTGGGTATCCTTTTTGCATAAGTTTTCATACCATGACAACCTTTGCATAGCATTTGAAGAGTTGCTCTTTTTTTATGAAATTCTTGCCATTCTTGTCTTGGACTATCGGGATAAAATTCATCGTCGTAAGAGACTTCCTGTATTCTATAAAGAACACCATCAGCTTCTTTGTATAAAGAGTTCATCATAAACTCTTCCCAGCCTTCAATTTTAAAAAATTCCTTAACTATATCTTTGAACTCAAAAATGTGATCAACAACCATTTCTTGTGGGAAAAACCTTTTTCCACAGCATGCACATATATTAGGGTCTTTAAGCTTTCTTCTAAAATCTTCTATTTGGTCATTAATTTCATTACGTAAAGCACCATTTAAAATTTCTTTTGGATTAAACTCTCCTTTACCAAAACACTTAAATATTTTTTTAGCTGTTACAGCTTCTGGTAGTATTGCACCTAGCCTGCTTTCTCCTTCTTTTCTATTTCTAAGAAAACCTAAAGAAATAGATTCAGTTTTTTTAACAAAATTTCTCATTACACACCACTGATCTATTCCTGCTGCATGGGATTTTCTCGTTTCCCATTCTTGTGTGTAAGATCCATAATCTTTTGATAGTTGTTTTATTTCTGATTGTTTAATGGGAGTTTCTTCAGTTATTACAGTGTAATTTGTTGAGTATGGAACTGTGAATTCATTAATTTTTTCCCTAAAATATTTATATGCCTCATCTTTCTTTTTAAAATCTTTTCCTAATACGTTTTTATATATCATGGTAAATGTTTCCTAAAATAATTTGTTAAATCTTTTTGAGTGCACCCTACAAAACAATGGTAAATAACTCTGTTTTTTCCTTCGCTCATACAAAAGCTGGGATTACGGTCATCGTGGCATGGACAATTAGTAATAACAGATTTACCTCCTGTACTGTATGTCCAACTTCTATTAGGTCTAATGGTCCTATAGAAAACAGAAGGAAGTGCATTAACATAGTCATCAAATGAATAATTATTCCAGTCAAATTTGTCCATTATCTACCTCTTATTTTGTTCCAAAAATTATTGTGCTTCATTCCTTTATATTCTCCAAAGGAAAAATCAGGTTGATACAAGAATAAATTATATTTAGTTCTAGTAGTTCCTACGTAAAAAACTCGTATCTCATCATCTCTGTGTTTTTCTCCTTTGCAATAAGTATCGTAAGGTAAGCGAGGCCAATCACAATTAAGAACTGTGTTGGCTGATTCTAGTCCTTTAGCTCCGTGAATCGTGGATAAAAGAATACGTTTAGATTTTTTGTAATTGCCGTTTTCTATAATATTTTTTAAATATTGAGTGTAATTTACATAGTGTTCTTTGTTACGAGGTTTTAAATTTAATAGTTCATGCCAAGGTGTGTTAATATCAACACCAAGATAAAATTTAGATTTTAAATCATTGTAATTATATTGTTCCCCTTTTAAAATAATAGAATCTGTTTGAATAAGAGAAGTTTTTTTTCTATCTTGAATTTTTTCTGCAGGAACGCTTTTATAAAATTCTCTAACTTTTTCGCCTAAAATTTTATTTCCTTTTTGAAGCATTGTCCAGATTTCAATACTTTGCATCTGATCTACGGGCACATTGGGTATAGTACCTCTTTCTAATCCATTGCTTTTACCATTTGAATCTTCTACCGTTTCCCAAGTTAAATTATTTTTAGCTAAAATTTGTGACCAAGAATAATTTTCCTGAGAATATTTCATATCTTTTTCTCGGTTGTTTCGTGATAAAAATAACCAATGAATAGAAACCTTAGAATCAGTGATGCTCATGTTTAAATAATTTTTTTCAAAACTTTCTTTATTTCTAAACTCGTGTATTAAACCACAGTGTGGCATATTGTATTCATTTTTATTGGTAGGAGTGTACTGTTTTTCTTGTCTTCGATCTTCGGGAATAAGATGAATAATTTTTTGGGATAGTTCCCATATCTTTTTATTTAATCTCGGTGACTCTTTTAATACTGTCGTTTTATCAACAGTCAGATCTCTAAAAGTTTCTACCTTCCCTCCTTTAAATCGATAAATCGCTTGGTCATCGTCTCCGGCAATATATACATTTTTAGAAACACTAATAAGTTTATTAATAATTAACCATTCTAGTCGATTACAATCCTGTGCTTCATCAATCATCAGCAC